CTCGGACGGATTGATCCAAGAGATTAAAGCGGAGCGACTTAGAGCGCAGGAGATAGAGGCGCGCAAGCGCAAAATTCAAATTTTGATAGAAATGGAGAAAAACTAATGACTATTAAAGAAATCGAAGCACGCCTTGCTGAGCTCGCAAAAGAAGTCGAAGCTGAAGGCGCAGACCTAGACGCAATCGAGGAAGAAGTCAGATCTCTGAAAGAGCAGAAGGCTGAAATAGAAGCTGCTGCTGAAAAGAGAGCAAAGATCGTTGAAGATGTTCGCAGCATGAAAGCGGCTCCTGTGAAAGTTTTTGCAGAGCCTAAAGCCGATGAAGACAGACAGATGGGCGCTGACTCTGTTGAGTATAAGAGGGCTTTCCTGAAGAAGCTCGCTGTAAGAAACGGCGAAAAGCTCTTCGGAGATCCCACAGAAGCAGAAGAAAGAGCATTCATACACACTACAGCAAATTCCGGCAACGTAGTCCCGACCGACATGATGGACACCATCATCGAGCTCGTAGAGTCTCAGGCTCCTATGTATGCTGATGCTGAGAAGAGCAGTCTCCTGAGGGGCTTCGGTGTTCCGAGGCATTCTGCTATCGCTGCGGGCGATGCTACAGGCGTAGCTGAAGGCACAGCTAATGCTGATGAAGAAGATACCTTCACGCTCCTGCCTCTCGATGGTATCGAGATCAAGAAGCACATTGTCATCTCAAGAAAGATGCAGTTCCAGAGCATCGATGCTTTCGAGCAGTGGGTCACATCTCACATCGCTAAGAGAATCGCGGTCGCTAAAGAAAATACCATTCTCGCAAGACTCGACGGCACTGCTCCCGCTGGCGGCAGTGCTGTAGCAGCAGCTGCTATCGCTTCCGGTAATGTTCTCACAGCTCAGACCTATGGAGACGCTGCGATCAGGAACGCTTTCTCACTCCTTAGGGGCGAAGGTGCTCGTGTGATCTATGCTAACCAGGCAACGATCTGGAATCATCTCTCTGCTATCACAGATGCTGAGGGTCATCTCCTCTTCGTTCCGAACGGCATGAGCGATCCTATCTCTCAGGGCAGACTTTACGGCGCTGAGTGCAAGATCAACAACAACCTGACTGATAATGTTGTGTATTTCGGCCTCACTGGTCAGGTCCTTGCTAATGACTTTGATGAGTTTGAGCTCTTCAACTCTATCGATCCTAAGACGGCCGCCTCGATCATCCTCGGATACAGCCTCTTTGATGCTGGTCTGAAGAATCCTAAGGGCTTCGTCAAGGCGACTTTCACAGTTTCGTCCGGATCAACCCAGTCATAAATCAACCACAGCGACAAGGCTGCGGTTAACCCTCATTTGTGTGCGGGGGTGGTTTTGACATGTTTTTACACTCCCGCACAAAGACTACTTTTAGGAGGTGCTTAGAATGGCACTGCTTGATGATTGCAAGCTGGCTCTCAGGATCAGCAGCAATGCTTATGACAGCGAGATAAATGATCTTATAGCAGCCGCTGAGCTTGACATAAAAGAGACAGGAATCGTGATCGATGAATCGTCTGAGAATAAGGGTCTCTGGAAGATCGCAGTGCTGACCTATGTCAAGGCGAATTTCGGGTTTAACAATCCGGACGCCGAAGCGCTTAGAGCATCATATCAGAAAACTCTTAACAAGATGGCGCTGCTGGCGTCTCACAGAGGTGAGGCTTAATGCTGTATAGAGACACAGTTGATCTGATCACTGTTGCGCAGACTCAGGACGCCGACGGGTATATGACAGACGTGGAAACATCCAGGACCGTGTATGCGGATGTTAATAACGCAACGCGGCAAGAGTTCTACGAGGCATATAAGGCCGGTCTGCAGATAGCGCTCAGCATAATCATCAGATACGAGGACTACGAAGGTGAGAAGCTCGTAGAGTTCAACGGTAAGAGGTATAAAGTCGAGAGGCTCTATTCTTCCGACCGGGAACGTATGGAACTTAACTGTTCGGAGGTGATCAGGTGATTAGGAGCCTTAACGAACTGATAATAGATGCGCTTAAGGATATTGTGCCTATAGTACAGCCGGACGTATACAAGGGCTCAGAGCTGGAGTATGACGAGTCTCCTGATTTAGCTGGAGATGATAGTCCGGAAGTAATCCGATATGCGGTACAGGTCCATTACTGCTGTCCTCTTAAAGCAAACAGTCTTTCTAAGCGTAGGCAGATACGAAGGGCGCTTGCAGGACTCGGCGGGACCTATCCGGACTCGGTCAACATAACGGATGATCAGGGGCAGGAGTATGTATATTCATTCGAGTATGCGGATGGTGATGTCTGATGGCTATACTGGCAAACGGCGGCATAGATGACGTCATCCATCAGATGCAGCAACTCGGGCGGTTGTACTCAGACAAGCTCCCTGATGAACTCCTTAACGAAGGCGCAGATATAGTAGTCGACAAATGGAAGGAATCCGCAGAGGCTCACATGGTGTCTCACACCGGGAGCCTTGTCGGTCACATAAAGAAAAGCAATGTAAAGAAAGCAAAACGAGGCGGTAAGGTTATAGCTATCTACCCCACAGGCACGCATCCTCAGAAAGGAAAGGGCAAGCGAAAGCGTAATGCAGATGTGGCCTTTATCCTAAACTATTCAAGCCGGTATCCGGGGCAGAACAACTGGATCGGATATGCGGAGCTTACTGCGACGCCTCAGGTAGAGAGTAAATGGCAAGAAATCGCCGACAAAGAGATAAGTAAAATTGGAGGAGAATAATAATGGCAGGTTTTGGAGCAAAACTTCCTTGCTGGGCGCCTTTAAAAACTGAACCGACGAACGCCGACCCGACTTATGATCCCGGTCAGGTTCTCGGTAAACTCGTAAGTGCGTCCAGATCCATAACTAATGCTGAAGGTGAGCTGTACGGTGATGACATGAGAGCTGAATACCTCTCGGAGTTCGCATCCGGCACTCTCGATCTCAGCGTAACGGCGCTCACGGATGCGCAGCTTACTGCTCTTTACGGAGCGACCGCGGCTGATGGGGAGATAACCTTCGACAAAGACGACGAAATACCCTATGGCGGTGTAGGATTCTACCAGGTCCTTGTGAGAGGCGGCGTTAAGTATTATAGAGGTTACTTTTATCCGAAGTGCAAGGCTATCATAGGAGACGCATCTGCGGAGACAAAAGGCAGCAGCATTAACTTCACACCAGAAGGTCTGCAGTTTGCTATTGACAGCCCCGCACACGGCGGTTGGTGCAAAGTTGAGACGTTCGATACTGAAGCTGCGGCTATTACATGGGTCAAGGGTAAGTGCAATATTACCTAATGGTTTAGGGAGGTCTTAAGAGGCCTCCCTTTTTTTAAGAAGGAGAAAACATGTATATCGTTAATATCAAAATCGGGGACAAGACATTGCACCTCTTGTATAACATAGAGGCGATGTTTGAGATATATGACCGTTTTAAGACAACGGATAAAGATGGCGAACACAAGCCCGACATAGCGGAACTGTCATCGCAGCAGTCGAGGGAATCTTTTCAGAACCTCTGTGCTTTGGCGGCGATCATGGCGGAACAGGGCGAACTGTACAGAAGATATCGCGGTAAAGATCCCGAAGACATCCCCACAGAGGATGACATCAGGATGTGCTGCGGAATAAAGGATTATTACACTCTTCGGACCGCGATAATGAAAGCGGCTGCTGAAGGGCTTAAGCAGGAGACCGGAGACAAAGACGCGGAAATAGACATCGGTCTTCTTGAACTAAAAAAAAAGAAGGGCTCAAAAAAGCCGAAGTGATAGAACTCGGGCTTCTGGCGGGGTTGTCTCTTCATGAGACACTCATAAGCCCACCGGGGCTAGTATACGATCTGTTTGAGCAGTACATAAAGGCTCATTCACGAGGTAAGAATTAATGCCTAAAACAATAAGCACGAAACTTGCTGTAGAAGGCGAGAGCGAATACCAGCAAGCATTAAAAAATGTTAGTACCGAGCTGAAGACATTGCAGTCTGAACTAGACAAAACCTCAAGTGATTTCAGAGACAATGCTGACTCTATGGAGGCTCTTGAGGCGAAGAACGATGTTCTTGCTGAAATGTACGAGAAACAGCAGGAGAAGATTGAGACTCTGCAGAGCGGTCTCGATAACACGAGAACTACGGCCAGCAGATAGAGAACCTCAACGCTCAGATTGAAGAGCAACAAGCTAAGCTTGAGGAGTTGCAGCAGGCTGAAGGCGACACAACGGAAGAGCAGGAGAACCTCATAACCTCTATAGCAGATCTTAAGAGTCAGTTGGAGGACGCTGAAGCGGGCTTTGCTGTATCAGGTACTGCGGTAGAGGAATGGCAGCAGAAACTCAATGCGGCGCAGATTGAGTCAAATAATCTTCAGGATCAGATAAACGCAAACAACGACGCAATGAAAGGTTCCGGCGATGCTGCAGGGGCTGCTAAAGACGGTATGGATGCTGCGAGCAGTGCATTCAGTGCGCTTGGCGGGAACGCTTCTTTGCTTAATGGCGTAATATCTGGCCTTGCAACCGGTGGCATGTCGGGGTTAATGGAAATCGTTGGTCAAGTCGTTGAAGAAGTAATTAATATGATGATGGCCTTCGACGAGGCTAATTCGGTCATTGTAGAGAAGACAGGTGCATCGGGAGAGGCTCTGGAAGAGTTCAATACCATAGCTGCAGAAACGGCTATGGTTCTTGACGAGATCGATGTTGCAGGCGCGGCGGGTATAGTCGGCGAACTCAATACAAGGCTCGGACTCGAAGGGGACGAACTTGAGAGAGCAACGATCCTCATGGGTAAATTCGCAGATGTTACCGGGACGGATGGTGAGAACGCTGTAGTCAAGATGACTAAAGTCATGAACAAGTGGGGTATTGAAGCTGATAACATGGAAAGTCTGATGGACAATATCGTTATCGCGGGCCAGCAGACGGGCATCTCCT